TACGCCGTCCTTCCAGACTTCTACCGTGCCGTTCAGCCGAAACCGCAGAGAGACGCCCACAACGCCCGTACCGCCCGAATCCCAGCCACATTCGAACGCGTACCCTACGCTTTGGTTCTCGACCGAGTAGGCGTAGAACGAAACGTAGAACGGCCTGTTCCTTCCGTAGCTTGCGGCGGTGATGGCCGAAGTGCTCATGCCGCTTGGGTTGCAGAGTCGCACCGCACCCGCGCCCCGATTGTCCGCCGCGAACCATCCCGTAGTCAGCGAGAAGTTCGCCAGAGTGAGACGGGTATAGATGCCAGAGCTTGACGTGTTCCAAGCATCGAACAGCGGAGCGGGACGGAGCATGATCGTTCCCGCCACCGGCTCGATGAAGGCGTTCGAACTATCAACCCCGTTCATGCCGAACTTTTCGGCCGTCATGCTAAGACGCGGGGACGATAACCGCCTCTGAGCTGTGTTCACAAGGACTTGTAGAACGTCCGGCACTAGCGCACCCCGAGCCGGTTAGGTGTGCCCGAGTTTCGAACTGCCGCCACGTCTAAGCCCATCGTCTGTTCCATGATCGCGCGTACCACCTGCTCAATATGGTAGTTGACGTTCCCGCGCCCACCGCCACTTCTGCCGGACATGGCCTGACCGAGCCGAACGGGACTGGCCGCGTTTGCCGCCGTGGTGCCACCGCCGAGCATTTGGGTAGATAGATCCACCTGCTTTTGTTGAAGCTCGACTAGCTTCTTGGTGTTATTTGCCGTGGTGACCATCGGCGCGATGATCTTTTCCGTTTCCTCTTTTTCTTCTTTGCGCGGTAGTTCCGGTTGAGTGGCGAGTTTTGACCGCGCCTCACGTAGCCGCTTTACCGCTTCCTCACCTGCGCCCGTGTTGTACGTCTCTTCGAACGCTTGAGAAAAGCCGACCTGACCGCCGCTTGCAATTCGGCTTACGACGTCCGCGATCTTGCCCCAATAGCTGTTCTTAAACTGATCCAAGAAGAACTTCCCAACTTCACTCAATCCCTCACCGAACTTCTTTAATCGGCCCGGAAGTTCGGCTAGGTTGAAGATCAAGTCTTCGGTAACCGTTCCCATCTCCGTAGATGCAGGACCAAGAGCCATAAACGATTGAGTGATCTGACTCAAGACCCCGGATGACGAAAGCGCGGAAAGCTCAGTAGAGAACGCCTTTAGAGTTGGAATCAGAGAGTTGTTTATTTCGGTCCCGATCTGAACGAACAGGATTCGAAGCTCGTCGTCAAGTACCTCGCGCTCGTTCTTTGCCGAACCGCCCGCCCTCGGCAACCCTTCCCGCAAACCTCGAATCATGGCTTGGATGAACTGAGGGGAAGTGATGCCCATCTTTTGAAGCTGTTCGGTATCCGACGTGCCGTACTGCTTCTGAATAATGCCCCGAATCTGCGGTACCCGTTCTTGGATTTGCAAGAGTTCTTCTGCGCTGATCTTGCCCTTAGCCGCGATCTGAGTCAACGCCAACAGAACGCCGTCTAGTTCGGCCTTCCCACCGCCCACAAGAGCCAGAGCGTTACCGAATTCCGCGATGGCGTTCGTAGCCGTTTCGAACCCGAGGCCCGCCGCCTGAAGTCGTACCGCGCCCCGGATAGCTTCTTCAAAGCCGAGACCCGGAGCCGCCGAGATTTTCTTGAGTACTTCTAGTTGGTACTTTAGATTCTCAGCCGATCCCGCGTAAGCCTCAAGCCCCTTGACCAACGCTTCATAGTCACCCGCCGCGATACTTGCCGCGTTGCCGAATCCAAGGACCGCCGCCGCCGCTACGCCAGCCGCAACGCCGACACCCGCGATAGCTTGACCAATGCCCGGAATCTTTGCGCCAGCGCCCGACGCAGAACCGAGAAAGGACTTCATTCGGGCATCAAGTTTGGCAAGCCCGCTGGACATCTTGTCCGAGAGCCTGAATTCAGTTACTAAGACCTCATCTGCCATTAGAGAATTCCCCTTCGCCCTTGCTTGATCGCTTCAATTTCAGCCGCTACCATTTCGATTAGATACGCCTCCCTTTTCTCGTCCAACTCTTCGGGGTGACACCCATAGACCCGCCCGCAAACCTCGACCTCTAAACCGGCGAGTTGGTTGCCGCTGAACCTTTTCCCGCTTCTGCGTACATAGCCGCTTTCAGTTCAAGCAGGAAGTTAGCCGATCCCCAAGTCATTTGATCCAACAGGTACGAAACCAACTGCGGAGCCGCGCATAGTTGCAACGCCTCAACAGGCCCGAATACCTCTGGCGCGATCACGCGAGAATGGATTTCGAAAGCCGCCTCAAGATTCACCCGGTCAATTAGTTCGGAAACCGAACGATAAGGAAGCGGTAGAAGGTCGTTGTTCTGTGCCTTGGTCGCCGCGTCCTTTGCCCCGAGCAGGTCTTTGACGAACTTCTCTTTGGCCTCGTTGTGCGCCCGCTGTGCGCTGAACGTAGAGTGGCCCTTGATCGTCCACTTCGAACTATCGGGTAGCTCGATTTCGAACGACGCCGGGGCGCCGTACTTAGCGACAAGATCACTTACCGTCTGGTTCATCTTCTTTCACTTCTTCCTTTGAACCTTCCGTCTTTTCCGGTTGGTTGGATTGTTCGGGTTCCGAAGGAGTTGGTTTGCCGCCGAACCCTCCGTTGTTGTTTGCGTCCCAAGTTGGTCTAAGGTCTGCTCGTTTCATGGTTAGCTCGATGCCACCACGGTAACGGTGCCGTACGTCGCGAAGGTGTAGTTTTCAGCCACAAGATTCCCGTCTGATACTTCAAAGCTGAACGACTTAAATACGCACGTTCCGCTTACGTTGATCCCGCCCGTATTTGCCGCTAGTGCATTCTGGAAAGAAAAAGCCATTTCTGCCGTTGGCGCATTAAGTGCCTTTTGAAAGATCGTCGAGGTAGATGTCGGTGCCGTTGGGTAGTCGCCAGCTCCGGGGTCTGCTCCGTTGAATTGCAGGGTGAGCTTTTGCAGGTCATACCGAGCCGCCGCAAGGCTGTACGAAAATATGTTCATAGGGATCGTGATCACAACCGAGTTGACCGTGATAGATACCGTTTGGTCGCTGTCTGCAAAATTCGCTCCGTCCATCATGGCCGCCAAAATAAGCGCGTCACCCGTTGACAGAGTTAGGACAACCGTGATTTGGTAATCCTTTGCGACCACTTGCGGACGGGTCCACTTTTCGCCAATCCCGGACTGCATGACCTGATCGTAAGACCCGGAGAGCGAGAATGAGCTGAGTTCGTCTAGGTAGCTCGTGCCGCCGATGGTGAACGCTGTCACGTTGATATGGCTCGTTCGCTGTGATCCGGTGATAACCGAGTTAAGGTCAATCGCCAGTTCGCCCGAAGTCTTGACCGGTTGGCTGTTCTTGCCGAGCCGGGAAATAAGGCCCGCGTCTTGCACGTCGTCCGTCAGACTAAAAGTAAAGTTGGTACCGAGTGGAGCCAACGCGATGCCGTCCACCGTATAGATGCTGATGTCTTGCCCTGAATATCGTTGTGCCATTTCTTAACTCTTCACCGTTTTCCTGTAAACGTTCCTTGCAATTATTAGACGTTGCCTGAACCGCTTTCGGATTATGCCGGTAGCAGGTCCGGTTTTCGCACCTCCGAGGGAGTAGAACTTTCGGTCTATCATCTTCCGCGTACCGCCCGGACGAAGCACAAACCGAGCGTAAGGCACTCTAAATCCCATGCGGGTTACCTTGTCCTTCCCGCCGATGTCAGACCGGTAGAACGAGCTTCTGAGCCGCCCTGTTTGGTTATTGATCGGGAGCACCGGAACCTTGCGCCGTCCTAGGGTCTTGTTCGTGTTGCCACGTGCCCCGCCGGCTGTACGTCCGAATGGGTGACCCATCTTTCGCAGGGTCTTGGTTGACGTGCCGCCATCCGTGAATTCGAAGTGGTCCTCTTGCCCGCCATCGGTGAGCAACTTGTGAACGGTGTCCGCGCCGATCTTGACCCGAGACAGCATGGCCTCAAACCTGCGACCAAAGACCGCGATGCTCGTCGTTGTCGCCACTACCGTTCTCCCGTGATGGCTATGGAGTAGTCCATAGCCATCTCGAAAGCCCGCGAACTGTCACCGTCAAGTTCCGCAAAGGTGACATTGTTGGTGTCTTGGAGCGTTCCGTAACTGACCGGCGAAAGCGTAGCCGACGTAATCAACGCATTGTGAAGGGTGTTAGCCGCCGCGATCTTGGCGTCCGTGATGTTGCCGCTGGAAGGGTACGCCGCCCGGAAGGTGATTCTGACCGTGTACGTGTTCGTCTCATACGTCGGACTTCCGCTAAGGCGAGTGATAGATACAAGATCCACCCGCACATATGGGAGCGTGTCCGTCGTGTTTTCGAGCTGGGGAACGTCTTCAACCCGAGCCGTCGGGAACGCCGCGAGACAAGCCGCCATGACGTCAGCGCATAGTGTTGCCTTGTATGGACTGCCCATCAGATAACCCGCTCCATGATCGCCAGCGTGTAAGACATATTGGTACCCGTGCCGTCGTTCCGCACCATGCTGTTTACGACGCTGTAAGTCTCGCCGTCAAACGCCACTCGCGCACCCTGCGGGAAGCTCGTAATGTCAGACGCGGGAGCGTACAATCGAGCCGGGTTCGTTAGGTCTACGCCGTAATCTTGGAACGCCCGCCCCGGTGTCATAAGCTGAAAGTCAACGCTCTTGGTGCTCGGTGACCCAAGCGAGGAGATGGGCACGATGCCCGCCGTCGTTGACTGTGTGACCGGTGTCACCGTGACGCTGTTGGGGTAGCGGGACCATGCCATTAGTACGTCCCCTTGATCCACCGGGTCACGGTCATATCGAACTCGTTCATGAGCCGCTGATAAGTGCTCTGACCGTCTGCCGTGTTGAAATTGACGGATCGGTCACCTTGCCGCTGATCGGATAACGAACCTTCCGCGCCCGCTTGCTGTTTCAGGACTTGAGCCGCCGCACCTGCTAGGATGCTGTTAAACACGTCCTGCGGCATGGTAGAAGCTACGCCCAATTTGCCGGTGATGAGAATCGCGCCGGGGTTTGTTGATGGGCAGTGAATGAACTTGATAGCCTCGATAGGCCATGCACGGGTCGCATAGTTGAAGGGCAGGTATTCAAAGCCCGCGTACTCGGTCAGAACCGTGCCCGTGCCTGCGGTTCCCGTGTAGCCTACGCGAACCTCTGAGACGGTCCAACAGTCTGCGATTTCGAGGATAACGTTCTGACCCTGCGGCCACGGAAGGGTGTACCGGACGGCTGTACTGCCCGCGTCACCTTGGAACTTGTTGCGACCCGTGAGCCGTTCAAGTTGGGCTATCGTCGCATCAATGATGTTCTGAAGCTGAGTGGTACCCGCCGGTGTGACGCCGATGGTGAGCAGGTAATTCGTTAGATCGGTCGTTGTCGGGTTAGCCATAAGATTTTTGGCCCCGCGAGGGAACGGGGCCGGTCGTGAAGGTTAGATGGTCGAAACTTGGACAGGAGCCTGAATGAACTGGCCCGCAGTCGTAAGTTGGGTGACCTCACCCTGTACTGGCATACCAAGGACGCAGAGCAAGCCGTTGAGAACGGTGTTTGCAACGCCTCGGTTAGTCACTGCTCGGACGTATCGGTAGAGCGGGGAAGTGATGGCGACCGCCAACATTTCGTTATCGGTGTCCGATGCACCAGCCGTAAACGACGTGGTTGCGCCGGTGATGGCGACAAACGTCGTTCCGTCCGTGCTTCCCTCAATGGAACCGGTGAACGTCGCGGTATCCGCGTTGTCCCCGAAGATCCAAACGAAGGTAGCTTCCATGTAGCCCGAAGTGTCCACCGAAGACGAGTTAACGTCCGTGGTGCCAGCGGCAAGGGTAAACGTGGTGGCGGCGGTTGCGTCCGGTGCCACGTGCTGTACAAGATTGTTGCGAAGGAAATTCATCATGGTTTAGCTCGTTCGAAGCCGCACGTATGCGTCCTCGTTGATCGGTTGACCGTCGTAAGCCGCGACCATGCCGATACCCTTGGAAGGATAGAACTTCTGGTCTAGGTCGATGATCTCGCCGTCGATGCTGTCCGCAATCGCGTAGCCCTGCGACCAGTCACCAAGCATGGCAAGGTTCGTAGACGCGGTAAGGTTTCCGCTGATTCCCGGATCGGTGACGTACTCGGAGATGTAGTAAGGGATGCCCAAAAGAACACCCGGCATACCAGCCGCCAAGAACTGAGCGTTGTACACTCCCGCGCCGATTGGCGAGAAAATGTAGTTGTTGTTGGTGTCCTTGAGCTTTCGGAGCCGACCTTCCAAGTTTCGGTGGAAGACCCATCGAAGGTTTGGAGTTCGGAACTGCTCTCGGAGCAATGCAACCACGTTCACGATGTCGTCACCGGTAAGCGTGGTAGACGTTGCCAAGAGGGAGTTTCGGTTAGAGCTAACACCGTTAGCCGAGACCGTGAAGACGCCCATAGCTTCGTCCGCACCGTTGCCGGTAAGGAATTCCTTTTCTTCCTTTCGCGCCTTGACGTATGCCATCTGTTCGAAAACAATCTGGTAGACGTCGATGGCCGAGCTAACTTCCATCAGCCGACCGATAGGCATGGAGACCTCTCGGAGACGTGGAGTAAGGTTTCGGATTCCGAACCGAAGAGCCGTGTCGTTGGTCTGCGTGGTCGCAACTTCCGACGTCGGTACCGGGTCGCTCATGTTGGTTGAGATGACGGGGATACCGATGGTAGCCGCACCCCGAACCGTGTACACGCGGGACATAGCCCGAGTCCAGTTCCGATCCCGGACAAGCTGAATGATTTCGTTCATCAGCTGTTCAGGTGCCAGATATCCGCCTCGTCCGTCGTTGCCGATGGTGAGCGACTTGCGCTCGACTTCGTTAAGCTGTGCGCCCATGATCGTCTTACCGATGGCAGACTTCATAAGATCGAGCTTGCTTGCGCCCTTTTCGTCAGAGATGGTTGGGACATGAATCAGAAAGTCGCTTGCTTTTTGGAGCTGGATTTCAACATCCAACTGCTTTTCGAGAGCGAGCTTTTCGGCTACTGCCGCATCATAGGCTTTCTCAGCCTTTTCCCACGCCGCCTGATCGTCAGCGGGCATATCGCCCTGCTTACCGTTGGATTTTGCCTGTAGTCCCTGAAGGAACAGGCCCGTCGTTTTGACGGTTTCGTTCGCTTGATAGAGTTTTTCTTTGATCGTCATAGCTGTTCGATGGTTGCCGCGATCATGCGAACCTTTGCCGCACGTCGGAGCATTTCGGCTTTCGCCGCGTCGTCGTCCTTTACCTCTGCAACGCCGAAACTAAGCAACTCCCCCGAGAGTTTGTTGATGTCTTCGATGATTCGCAAACGCGATGGGGACAATGCGCGACCCTCAGACTTCCTGAGTTTCGCAACGTCGAATGCCCTTTCAATCCCAGCCAGCGAGATAGATAGGTGATTTTCGAGGGTGAACCCAGCGTCACCATCTTGTAAATCTAGTCCTTTGACGGCCATCGCCCGAGCTTTGGGGTTCATGCCAACGAGCACAATGGACCATTCAAACAGTTCGGCAACCGAACGAATCAGGCGGCACCCGTATTTGTACGCCTTGATCTTCGGATCGAACATGGAAACATCTATACCCATATCCTCGCAAGCCTTCATCATGGTTGCGCCGTCCGGGTAGTTGGTAACCTGATCGTAGTCAGGCATAAAGCCAACGGAGACGCTTACCGACTTGCCCGCTTCCATGCGCTCCATTGCGATTGTGCGAGCTTCTTGACCCTTTGGCGTGGAATGGAACTGAGCGGTACTTACGATCTCGTCGCCCATCACCTTCGCGTCCATCGGCATACCGATAGGCAAGTCGTCCCAGTCATGGCCCACAAGGATAGATCCGTTATCCACAAACCCGCGAAGCACTGCCGACTTGAACGCGCCCGGTGCAATCACGTCGCCGGTACGGTCCATATTGCCGACCGTAGAAGCAACCACCGTGATTTGGTTATCGGTGATCGCCTTTAGCCCAGCCTTAAAGATCGCATCCAGTCGCTTCATCCCTTTTCCTGACGTTGCTTCGGCTTCCGAAGTATCTAAATCGTCATAGAGGGACCGGAACCAGCGCATACCCGCAGATCCGCCCCAGAGGTTCGCCGCCACGTCAGCCGGAGTATCGGCCTCTGCATCTAGGAACCGCTCGTTACGCGCCCACCATCGGTACGCCTTTCGGATCTTCGCTTCCGTTGGCATATCACCACTTGCGAGTGACCGAGCTTCCTTAACCGTCGCCGGTTCTAACCCGTCACCGCCTAGCCCTTCCTCAACCTGCGCGATGCCCTTTCGACACGCCCGCTTTACTGCGTCTGGCACCGGCATTAGGCGGCACTCCTTGGCGGACCAAACGGAGATAGGCCGTCCGACCGAACCCACCGGCAAGCGCAATTACCAAGGCATACGGTGTCGCCTTCTCGCGGGTTGGTAAAGATCACGTCTTTGGTGAACGGACCCAACTCCGAGATGTACAGGCAGTCCTCGCAATGCTCTGTAGGTCCAAGTGTCCAGTCGAACTCCTCATCGTCCGGTGATCCCTGAATGAACCCCTCCGATGCGCTAGACGAGCTTTGGAGCGAGTACAAACCCGTGCGCGTCTTGAGTGGTCCGTCTACGTCAAGGTTGCCGTCGTCGTCGTTGTACCGCCCGTTCGCTATATCGTCAAGAAAGCCGAGCATATAACCGCTTTGATTGTCCGTGACAAGCTGAGCGTACACGTCAAGCATCTCGTCGGTTGGAGTACCGCCGCCGGTTTGGTAGCCAAGCCGGTACATCGAACGATGGAAGTCGTAGATCAGCGCGTTCTGCTTCTGTTGTAGTTGCGCCATCGTGAGGCGCCCATCCCCGTAACCCTTAAAAGCCTTGAGCATATCCCGCTCCATCTCCGCGATTAGCCGGTCATGTTGAGCCTGAGCCGCCGCGCCTTTGTTGTTTGGCTTCCGAACGATCACCCCCGGCATACGGCCGAGCTTTTCTAACCGCTCGATGTTTGCCGCCGCCATCCTCAGAATGTCAGGACGGATACTTTTTTTTTGAGCGTCGGACGGCAACGCTAGACCTCGCGCCCGCGCTTGCAGGTCGAAGTACGTAACGCCGGCATCGCCATCACCCGCAGGTACGCCGATCTGCTCACGAGCTTCCGCAAGCGTAAGGATGCCCGCGATAAAGTTGTCCCGAGCGTCTTGGTGCCTTTCGAGTGTCTCATCTCTCAGCCAGTAGCAACCGGCGGGAATAAACGCCAGCCGGAACATCTCGGGGTCTAGGTTGAAGTCAGGAAGTATCTGACGCGACCACTGTTCGCACCAACGCGCCGCCGCTGG